AACCATACCGCGACAAGTTATCAATTCCTTATCTAACTCCAACAGGAGTTGTGGACATCCGCTTCCGTAGTTTAAACGGTGACGGACCGAAGTATCTATCAAGACCGGGGGCAAGTACACACATCTATAACATTGCTGCTCTATTCCAAGAGAGTGAGTTGCTTGTTGTATGTGAAGGTGAGATAGACACAATCATTGCTACACAAGCAGGCTTTAGTGCTGTCGGACTTCCGGGTGCTAATAACTGGAAACCATTTTATGGCAGAGTGCTAGCAGATTGGTCAAAGATTTTGTTATTTTGTGATGGCGACAATGCTGGTCGTGAGATGGCAAAGAACTTATCCCGTGAACTAGACAATGTATTTCCCGTATTCATGCCTGAGGGGTGTGATGTTAATGATGTGTTCTTAAACGAGGGCGCAGACGGGCTACGAAAACGAGCAGGAGTTTAAACACATGATTAAAAAAGTCGTGGTACTGAGTGACTATCAAGTACCTTATCAAGATAGAAAGGCAGTTGCTCTACTCCACGATTTCATTTGGGATTACAAACCCAATGAACTATGGATAGTTGGTGACTGGATTGACCAGCCTGAACCTAGCCGTTGGTCAAGGGGTAATGCTGGTGAGTATGCAAGAACATTGCAGGCTTCCGTTAATGAAGCAACAGATTTACTAGCAGACTTACGCCACATCATGGGTCGCAGACCTATACATTTTAAGACTGGTAATCACGACATAAGAGTTGAGAAGTATGTATCGCAGTATGCACCAGCACTACGCAGTCTTAGTAGTTTAAGCCTAGAGGAAATGCTTGACCTTGACCGTTTAAACATTACTCTGCACCGCAAGCCCGTAGAACTAGCACCGAACTGGTTGCTTGCTCATGGTGACGAAGGTGCAATGAGTCGTATTGCTGGCGGAACCGCAATGAATTTAGCAAAACGCTTTGGCAAAAGTGTCGTCTGTGGACACACGCACCGTTTGGGTTTACAAGCGTTTACTACATCAGTTAATGGCAGAGTGACGGAACAGTTGTATGGATTTGAGGTGGGAAACATGATGCGTTTAAACGCTGCCCACTATGTGGGTGGGTCTGCTAACTGGCAGCAAGGATTTGGTTTGCTAACAATTAAAGACCGTCAAGTATTTCCTACTCCTGTGTATCTACACAAGGGTCAATTCATAGTAAACAACAAGCATTATGCCTGAGTTTTTGGAACCTATCCGTCAGGTGGGCGGTGACGGCAAGCGGGAAACCGCTGCCGTTCACGCTTTATCTAGGCTCTATCCGAACTGGCGCTTCTACCCTACGCCTAGGTTTTACTTTACTGATTTTCATTTGACTTGGTTGCACGACAACGGCAGAGAGAACTATTTAGGGGACATAGAGATTAAGTGGCTATCAATAGATAGCAGTATCCCAGCAATCTTTCCTTTCAATAAGTTGCAGCAGATGCTGATTAGTCCACCATACCTAGACAACCCTGATACTTTCCACCGTATTTGTTTTAGATTTACTGATGGCACTTTGCTGATACCAGTTAAAGAACTTGCTGGTTTGATGCCTGAGTTTAATGTTCGCCACGACACCAACGAGCGTGACCTTGTAGTGCGAGTTAATGCTATGATGTTTAAACGCTACTGGATAGATGTAGTCATAAAGGAGTAAGAGTGGAATTGCAGGATGTTGAGAAGTCCCCGCTTTGGGATACCGTTTACAAACTAGCGAGGACTGCATCTCGGTATTCAGCCAAGATAAATAAGAACGCTGTGTCTGTTGACGACATTTTCCAGCATCTAGTTTTATGGGCGCTAGAACATTGGCACAAGATTGACGAGTGGAACGAGCAAGAGTCTTTGCCGTTTAAACTACGCCGCACCTTCGCCAATGAAGCACAGAAGTTCGTGACTAAAGAGCGTGCCTATAAGTCCCGTGTATCTACTAATGATTTCTTTTACTACACGCCCGCTATCTTGCATGAATTACTACGAGATGTATGGGATTACGAAGGCTGGTTAGATGCGCCTGATTTAAGTAGTGAGTTCGTAAGTACAAGTGGTAAACCAAGCGAAGGTAATAATCGTATGGCTTTGCTATCTGATGTAGCCAACGCATTGCATGGTTTAAACGAACAAGATAAGAACTTACTCCGGCAACGATACGCCAATGGTGGCATGGACTTTGATGTGTTGGCTGTCGTGTATGAGATGAGCGAGGAAGCCTTACGCAAGAGAGTGCATAGGGCTACCAAAAAACTACAAGATAGATTAGGTGGAGAGCCACCGATTTGGACAAACCGTAGGAGAACAGTTAAGTCCAACGCTCAGGCAAGAGCAGAAACACAGAGGCAAGAGTGAAAGATTTTGGCAGATTAACTATCAATGTAAGTTTAAACAATCGTCATGCCTTTGGATTAGGCTTTGATTTCTACCCAGTTGTAGAATTTATAGACGGAACCAATGATGCAAGAGTGCTTGCTCGCTGTTTACATTTAGATTTTCTTGTATTCTTTATTCACATAACTCTCTATCCGAAAGTGAGATGGCAATGATAATCGGACTATCGGGCTACGCCCAATCAGGTAAAGATACAGTTGCAGAACTGTTGTGTTTAAACTATGGGTTCAAGCGCATTTCATTTGCGCTACCTATGCGTGATGCTGTCTATACATTGAACCCTTTTCTTGAAGGTGGCAATCGTGTTGCAGATTTAGTTGATGAGTATGGCTGGGATGTAGCCAAGGGTAATGCCGAAGTCCGTAGGTTGCTACAAGTATTTGGAACTGATGTTGGTCGTGAATTATTTGGTGAAACATTTTGGATTGACCAAGCGTTTAAACGAGCAGCCGAATACCAGCGAGTAGTATTTTCTGATGTGCGCTTTCCTAATGAAGCCAAGGCTATTCAGGATAAAGGTGGTGATGTATGGCGTATCAATCGTCATAACCACGCACCAGTTAATCATCACATCTCAGAGCATGCAATGGATAATCATTTGTTTAAACATGTAATCTATAATGATGGAACTCTTGATGAATTAAGTGATGAAGTCTTTATGCTTGCTAAAGAACTAGGTCTATAAAAAGGAACAACACCCGCTGGGACTGGAACCATTGGGTGTTGTTCAGGTGTAGCGTATCAGATAATAAACTTACCTGCAAGGGCTGGGTCAGACAAACCTATGCGTGCCTTTTCACGCATCACACGCCTGTCGTGTGGTCTTGTGCCAGCCCAAATCCCTTCTCGCTCATGGCATAACGCCCACTCCAAGCACATGGCTTGCACCGGACAGTTGCCACAGATGCGTTTAAACATAGTGTGCTGCTCTGCTGTGAGTTCTGCATTTTCAGGGAAAAATAATTCCGTATCAATTCCAATGCAATTACCCTTTGCAAACTCGGTTGAGTTATACGAAAGGTAATTGTATGTAATGTCCCCAACTTGCTTAACTCCTATGACTCTGTGGTGTTGTGGTTTAAACGACATCAATACCACCGCTTGGCAAGGAAGTGTGCGTATGCTTTGCACGGGGAACCTGCGTAGCGGTGGTCAATGTAAGCAAGCCCTGCTTGGACTTGGATGAAACCGTCAGATGTTTTTTCGTATCCAACATTTTTCCATGTGGCTGGCATAAACTGTGCGATACCGTATGCGCCACTAGATTTGTTCTCTGCTTTATTTCGCCAATTACTTTCGGCAGTCCACAACGCCCACAAACAAGACCATTGTTCTACTTGATTGCGTTGCATTAGCAGATTGATTGCATGTAATTGGTAGTCGTTAGTGTGGTAGGCAACCAACCCCACCGCTGGCTGCGGTGGCTTGGCTGATGTGGTTGCCTTGCTTGGTGATGCTGTGTATCCGATAAGTAATCCGAATACAAACGCTGTTGCTGCTACCGTCTTAACTCCACGGGTAGTCAAGGTGCTGCGTTTAAACTTACGCTTTCTCATCTGTCGCGTGGGCTTTTCTGTTTCTTTTAGTATTGGCTTCATGCTGATTTCTCCCACTCATGTAGTTCTCTCGGTGTCCAAAAGTTCTCTACTGTTTCAAGCCAATGAGCAGAGATGTCTGTGTCGTAGCCTTCGCCATCATCTGTGCCAACAACAATCATGTTGCCTTTGATGTTGTCCCAGTATGTGATGTTGCCAGCCAGTAGGCATAGCAAGGTTGCGTTATTGTTGAAGTCAAGGTCGTGTATCTTGCCTTCCTCATTTATGTATGCAGTTGCGTTGGGCAAACGCATGATTTCAATGAGTCCGCCTACGCTCTCTTGCATTTTTTCTAGTGAGTCAAATACCCTGCGTGCGTATGTGCCATCAGGATAAAGGACAACACCCTTGGTTGCTGGATGACTACCCATGTTTAAACCCTTCCCTTCGTATGCATCTTTGACCATTGACCTTCAACGGCTGTGTTGATTTCTGTTCTTATCGCTTTTGCCTGTGCTGCAACGATTGCGATTGCATTATCTTGCGGATGGAAGTAAGCAAGATTGCTGACTGTGCTTAGCACTCCATCTAACTTATTAGCGGTGTCGTACCAAATCAACACGCCATTTTCAAATACTTGAACGGTCATGTTTACTCCAGTTCCATTGCGTTTAAACGGTCATGTTCATCTAACATGTCCTGTATGTGGTTAACAACCCTGCCTTCGCCCTTGTCTATACATAGGGCATCTAGTTGGATTGCTAAGTTATAGCGCCCATCATCCCCTTCTTTGGGTTGATAAGTTGGAACCCACTCAGGTTCAAGATTGTATTCAGCATGGTTCTCATCTTTAAACCACCACATTTTGTAGCCTTCTCGTTCATCCCATAGGAGATGAACATAGTATTCCTCACCTTCGTATGTAAAGGTGATGTCCTTTGTCCATACTCGGTCAATGTGGTTGTGCTTTTGCACTTTTATTTTAGCCATGTTTAAACACCTACCTTTGCTTGGTCAAGCATAGCCAGCACCTCTTTGTATGCTTCTGCTTTGTTCTTGTGATAACTGACTGTGCCTTGCTTCCATGTTCTGCCTGCTTGTTCCATGCGTAGGTGGTAAGCAATCTTTGCAATAACTTGGTTCCTAATTTCCAGCATGATTAACTCACCGCACTTACTGTTTGCACTCGCATTTGCTGCCCACAAAAACGCACTTGCCACTCAATGGCTAGCGCCTTTGCCTGCTTTAAACTTTCTGCATAGAAAGTCTGCGGTTCCCACTCTTTCTTTGTTGCCTTGTTGTAAAGGACTAGCAGATAGGGCTTCTTGTTCTCGCCCTGTTTCCACATGCCTTCAACCTGTTCATCTGTAAACATGTCCAGCCTTTCTGTTAGGTGTGTTGGTGATTACGCTGGTTAGACCTGCATCTCTCACCAACACAAGACCTATCATCTCATGCCCTATTCATGCGTAGTCAAGGACATTTTAAAAAAATTTCATAACAATTTTGTTATTTTTGTTTAAACATTATTAGCACTCTCACTCCGGCTCTGCTAACCGACACGCGTTTAAACACTTGGCTTGTGCCATGTGCTAGACTCACTTTTGTTTGCTAAAGCAAACAAAAGCAGGGCAAATAGGACATCTGTTTAAACACTTTAGTTATCTACAATAAATTAAAACAAAAAAATAACCCCGCCATTTCTGACGGGGCTATCTTTGTGTCGCTGTTTAGTAGTTCAGCATGCTGTGTTCAGTCATGTCGTTCCACTCATCATCATCATCAAACGCCATGTTGCGCCAATCGTAGGTGAAAGAGTTTCGGTATGGTTTAAACATCTCCCACTCCACAATCACGCCATCTTTAACTTTAAAATACTCGCCTTCGTTGGCTTCGTATGTCCAGTCAAGGCGTGTATCTAACATGGTGGCTGCATTTTCTACGGTGTCTAAGGTTGAACCGTAAACCAATGAGCCACGCTTGGTCTGACCAATCCACAATGGGGATGAGTTAACCCGTGCAAGGTGCAGCAGATTAGAT